GATTTGCATTAAGGGATAGTGGCTCAGTCATAGTTACTTAACCGTCCCTTCTTCAACTACTTGAGCACCCAATATTTTGATGGGTTGTTCTACTCTAATTGTCTGATAGCCAGCAGATTGTGAGGCCATCATTTGCTGCATATCTTTCTTACTCATTGGCTTATTTTCGTCATCGTCCGCTTTAAAGGTTCCGTCCCCTCTTTTCTTACCAGTATCAATCCCAAAGGAACTAAGAACTCCAGCGAAAACACTAGCCGGAAAAGTTATATCCTTAGGTTCATTACTGACACCTGGGATGGTTATATAGTTTAATGAAACGATAAAGCCGCTCCAAATAACTACACCCAGGCGGACCATGACGGAGATAATCTCCATCTGCTCTTCTTTGTCATCGAGCCTTGCTTTAATCTTTGCAAATGGACCTTCTTTCTTCTCCTCAAGTTTGCCCTCTATCTTCTCATCTAGAGCGGCAACAGATTCTTTACCTGGCATAACAAATTAAGACCACGCTTACAGGTTAGGAAAAATTTACAACTTATGTGTCTTCTTTGTCTTTTTCGGAGGAGTTCATTGCCATCAGTAGCGCATCAACAGGGCCGTCATTATTGAGTCGAAAGTCAATCCACAGCTTGTTACTTTTCTCCATTCTTTGAAATCTTTTAGGATCCTTCTCCCTTGTAGTAATAAGGAAGTCAGTCGTTTCTGAGGTCAGCTTGTGTGAGCTGAATTCAAGGTCGATTAGTTGTAGATGGCGGTTATGAAAGAAATGTGGGACACCTTTAATCCTGATGTGGAGAGGATTGCAGCAGTTATTATCACCACAAATAGTTTTGATAGGCAGCCTGCCAATATCACCCCAAGTAAACCAAGTGGCGACTCTAGGAGCAGAGTATTGTCGTCCCGCATTCCAATGACGAGGCATTGGAAAGTAGCTCGAATTAGCGCGAGAATGCATCTGCCCTCGCCATGGCCAGCATTCATCTGGACCCTGGATATCAACGAAAGACCAGAATTCGAGGAAACGTCTTCTATAACTTCTATGAATACGGTGAACGTCGAGTGTTAAACGTCCCTCTGTAAGAGCGCTTACGCATCGAACGCAAGCGTGACTGTCGTCGTAACGTGGTATTCGCCCATCTTTTGAACCGATGGAGTGCTCGGCGAAAGGACAGAGTGGACCGCCTTCTATTCGAGAATGGAGATCGGGAGGGATAGGCCACTGAGCCATTTATGTCATGCTTTGTTTGAACTTATCTATTAAGGCTTTGAGGCGTGAACTATCCGATGTCTCATATGAGTAGAGGGCGCTGTATGACCGTCCCATCTGACTTGAACGTATGTAGTTTTTGATCCTCTTGTATTTTTTGAATTCGTAAAACCGACGATTTCTCCGTAACGTCTAGCCATCCCTGCATTGGAATAATTGTTACCACTAATACGAGTAGTAACTCGATCGCCAATTTCCAAGGGTGTAGGGACGTGTGATGAAGTCATGCGGTAACGAGCGGAAAACCTTTGGGTGGTACAAAGTTGCCTCCGAGAGCGACTAACTGATCAGCTTTAGATCTCATGACAACACGAGAAACAGGCCAGTATTCGTTCCGGGTACTCCCTTCAACAGCGACAGGAATCAGAGCTCTATTCCAGCCAGTGCCTTGCACGCGGCCAACGACGAAACCAAGTCGCCCATCAGTTGCGTGTGAAACTCGGCTGGCGAGAGGGATCTTTGTATCGATATTCCAGGAGCTAGTCAATTAAGACATATCTGGCAACTTGTACGATAAGGTACTTAATTATTTGTCACGGGCAAGGGGTTTTCCATTAATTCATCGTTGAAGAATTCCTCTAGATCTTGGTCTTCTTCAATCATTGGATTAATAGGACCTTTTAAAGGAATTCGATCTACTGCTATGCCCGCTTCGATGAACATTGTCTTAGCCCAGGCGAAATCTTCCTGCCATCGAAGTGGCTCGACAAAATCAGGAACAACGACTTTATTAATACCTGCTTGAATAAGCAGCGCTGCACATACACTGCATGTCATTAATGGGAAGACATACATTGTTGAACCAGTTAAACAGACACCATTTCGTGCCGCGTATGCAACACAGTTTTGTTCTGCATGAGTTGTTAACGCCAGTCGAGTATCTCTATCTTTTAATCGGCTATCAGAATCAGTAACTCCTGAAGGTAGACCGTTATATCCAGTAGCAAGAATCCTTCTATCTCTAACAGCAACGGCCCCTACTTTTGTGCTTGGATCTTTACTCCAACCTGCAATATGTGACGCAAGGACTAAAAACCGTTGATCCCAGTGTGCTGGAGGTTTAGGCGGTCTTATATTATCCATTATTTAGAATAAGAGTAAAGAGAAGCCCTTTCCTGGGATGTTAGAAGTTGGTGCTGTTATTGGTGTCGCCGCTGTTGGTGCTTTGTGGCGGATGGCCTTTGAGCACGGCAGTATCAAAAGAGGAATGGAGTCTATTCTCAAGGAAATGAAATTACTTAGATCAGAACTAAATAAAGATATCCGCGTTTTAGAAGGACATGTCGCTGATCACGAAGCACGACTAAGGGGTCTTGAGAGAGTTAGCTATAGGACGACTAATCCTTCTTAGAAGGTAGCTTCAATAATTCTTTTTCGAGTTCTTCCTTATATTCTTTTAGCTCAGTAATTCGTGTGCCTACGGCTGCAATTTGTTCTTCTTTCACACGCCGTTCTTCTTCTTGAAGACGCTCTTCTGAGACAATAATAATTCTCGTTGGGGTGAAGAAACTATTAAAAACCGAATACATAAAAATAGATATTACTTAATTCAATGTAGAAACCTAGTCACTGCTTAGGTTGTGGTGATATCTGCACCTGAACCGACCTCTACATCATCTCCTAGACGAGGTCGATATCCACCAGTCCATATTGATCGAGCTTTTTTATTGAGCTCTTCTCTGTTGAATCCCCAGTTTTTAAGGACCTGAACTAAGTCCTCCTGCAAGTCCATCGCTCCAGGAAAATGGTCGTAACGAATAAAGAGTCGGGAGCAGTCAACGATATCTGCTTGTTCGGGATTCAGGGTCTCTAGCAGCCGATTTACGGTAGGTCGATCAGCAATGTAGAGCGGATGGTTCTGATTACGCTCTTGCATAGAACTCAGGAATGCCATTAGTCAGTCAAAATGTAACCTAGATCGTGCAGTGAGATAGGTCAATAGTGGCTTAAATGTTGCTGCCCAGGGTCTGTTTCCGAGAATGCCTGCTATAACTCGCTTTTCAGGAATTGGCCAGGGTGGACATGCTTTTCCTAACCTTTTCTGGAAATATATCTCCCCCTTTGGTTTAAAGAGAACCAAGAACTTTTTTAATACTAGAAGAAAAAGAAAGCGAGAAAAGGGCGAGAGATAAAGGGAAAGCGGAAGAAGAAATAAAGAAATAGAGACGAGTTTGATTCTGCTTTCAGGCAAAGGTTATAGAAAGCATGGCCAGCTTGGCCAGTAAGATAAGACTCATTTATTGATAGGGATAAACAAGATTTACCCCTGGGCAGCAAACATAAAGAGAATGAAAAGTTGCAATAAAAAAGGCGGCCCTGACTAGAGCCGCAAGATGAGTCTTACAGTCTCAGTCTTAGACCAAGACTATTGATCCTTTATTTTCAGTGCTTCTTTTTCCAAACTCTGCTTCTTTTGCCAGCAACAGTTTTTCTGCTACTGCTCCAACCTTCTCTTTTTAAGGCGTCAGTTACTGGACCTGTCATGCTTTGGTGGCGATCAACTTTGACATCCATTTGTTCGAATAACCAAGCAAGCGTTAGGTCGCTAGGCGTAGAGGGAGAGTTGAGTATTTCGCTCAGCTTTGATTCGATGGGATTGTCTTTCGTGAAAGAATCGATGTAGTCACGAACTTTGCCTAGTTCATAGCTTGTGAATTCATGGAGAGGCTGGTCTAAGTAAGCGCTATAAGCAGCAGCCCAAATAGAATCACGGTCTTGCTTAAGTCGATCTAAATCAATAATCTTGATCCCTGTTGGTTTGCCGTTTATTACTTGATCAACAACTCCTTGCACGACAATCGGCATAAATCGTCTGTTACCTGTGGGGTCGCAAAGGAAGTCGGTGTTATTGGTTGCGCCAGCAAGCACAAAAGAGCGAGGGAAGTTTCTTTCGTTTTCATACTTACGTGCAGATCTATCGACTGAAACAGAAACGAGGTTCTTAAGTTCCTCTGTGTACTTACGTTTGAAGTATCTTTCTGCCTCATCAAGGACGACAATCCAACCAGAGTGAAGCGTATGAGGGCGATCTTTTATATGTTCGATACCCTGCTGCATGGTTGAAACCCAGGGATAAGCACCTGGATCATTGATATCAGGCGGAGTTAAATATTGGAAGAAGGTGCTTTTGCCGAGGTTTTGGCCGCCAATAAGAATAGGCATCCAGTCATGGCGACATCCAGGCTCTAAGACTCTGGCCACTGCGCCAATTAAGAAGCGTCTAATGATGTGATCAGCAAGACGATGACCGTCATCCAACATTGGATTCTGATCACCTTCATTAGAAACACCTAGCAGTTCAGTTGCCAAGCTATTGAAGTAAGAGCACGGAGCAACTTTGGCAATGCACCTTTCTAGATATCTTCTGACAGGGTGATACTGCTCTTGCCTACCAAGTACTTGAGCTAAGTCGTAGATAACTGTTTTTTCGTAGGTCTTTTCTAGACCTATTGATGCATTGATATAAGCAGTTGAGAAATCATGGCCTTTTGTCGGATTCTCGAAGCTTCCATATTCCAACTCTTGGCTCATGACATTAAGCCTGAGATTTGGATAAGCCCGCAGAAGACTGGTGGTCATTGCTCCAATCTTTGAGTTTGGATCTAAATTCCGCAGTGTCTCTCTACCAGTGCCTGGTTCATCTGGCTCGTCATGCCCGTAATCAACGCTTCCACTCCAATCCGGGTCGTCGCTAATTGTTTCTAATACCGCGACAGTTGAGTCCTCTGGCTCTTGAGCAGCTGGTGAAAACAGAGAACTGGTTTCTGTTGCAGGGTCATAATCTTCATACTCGTCGTCGCCTAGGAATGCGGAGTGCTCGTATCCGCAAT